CAGTACCTGCAGATACCGCGGTTGGTGGGGTTCCACAAAAAATCGTCTGAGGATTCTCAGACGAATAAATAGTATATTTCAATGCGGAACTTTGATCTGTAGTGTATTCCTGGGCCTCATCCACGATCAAGGTATCGAATGATTCACCTAGACCTCCAGTGTTGGATCTAGTACGGAAAGCGATATATCCTCCAGTTTCTTCCAGGCGAATTTCTTCAGCACCTTTTTGTTTAATTGATTTGTACTGAACACCTGCATCATCAAGTAATGCACATAATCTTTCCCATGCAGTGTGAGAAGTGTTGACTCTGTGTGCAGTATGCATAATCTTTTCGCCATTCTGCAATTTCCACATCTCAACAATCGCAACAACTTCACCTTTACCATTCTGACGAGGTATTTCATATCCAAATCTATTATGAACCCATAGACCATCTTCAGTGATTGATAGAATGTCATAAACTAACATTTTCTGCCAATCCATGGCCTTACGTTTAGATTTTTCATAAAGTTCTATGGCATCCTGGCCATATGTTTTTACATAAGGAATAGTTACGGAAGTAGTAGGAGTCTGTCTGCCTATTCTTTTAGGCACTGCATTCTCCATTCTAATCCTCCTAGCTATCCAAAATAATAATCACACTCAATACACATCACATCCTTGCATAATAAAAGCACCTGTATTTCTACAGATGCTGGATCAAGCTATAATTTAATTGGTAAAATCTGCAAATTGTCTTTCGCAAATTCATACGCTCTTTTAATTGTTTTGTTATCACATAAATAGTCAATTCCTTTAGGCGTTATCATTACATCCTCTATTTCTGATAGAGTAACCCCTTTTTTCCAAGCTATCACTACTTGACATCCATTGATATATCCATCATTAATCAGATTTTTCATAATATATAGCCAATATCTTTCATTGATTTTAAATAAATACCCATCAAAAGTTAACATTTTAGGATCTACTTCAGTGCCTTCTTTTAAGGTTCTATATAAATAAGACAATATCTGATACACAATTACATAATAATCATCTTTAGCCATATTTCCTCCTTGCATAACTGTTCACTAAATCGTAAAATATATATAGAAGGATGGTCTTCGCCAATGTCGGCGGGGGGCATCCTTTATTTTTTGTATCTAAATACTTTAAAACGTTCCCCAGTCTGAATAACCATAATATCAACACTGAAATTACTATATTTCATACGACTATCCATGTTATCTCTGATTTTGTTTAAATCGGCATCAAAAGATCTGTAATCAAGAATTATTCCTCCTGGGTTATTAGCTATTTGTTTTAATCCATGCCTTATTGCACTGTTACAAGCCTTTTCAGAACTGCAGGTTTTCAAATCCCAAAATTTATCATTCCATAAATAATCAGGCATTTTCGTCTGATTGTTTTCTTGAAGTACTTTCATCTCTCCACCGAATTTATTTACTACAAGATTTGCAACTTCAATTTCCACTTTGTGATCTTTTTCAACAAGATTTTCATCAAATAGCAATTCTTTTTTATCTGTTCTAATGGCACCATAATATTCTGGTGTAACATCTTTTCCAACATATGTTTTTTCTAATTCAGTCTTTCTATTTTCAATTTCTAAAGCATGTACATCTTGCCATTTCTTTGAATGCACATCTTGCACAGCTTTTCCGTTACCTGGATTATAAGTAACAATACACCTACAATCTCTGTGCCTATGATAGACTTCATCAGGAACATCATCTGGATATTCATAT